CTTTATAGGACGCTTTATTAGCGTCTTATTAGCTGATTTGTTAGGTAGGAAGTGACGATGTTTACTTTCGCTTTTTGTAGCGAATACTAAACCTACGAAAGCGCTTTAATTAGCGTTATTAGTGAGTTAACTTACTAGCAAGTCAACTATCTATATTGTAGATTTATCTAGTTTCTGGAAGTTCTCGGAAATCCAGTAGTTCAAATCGGTCTGATCTTTTAGATCGTCTTGACTTTTTAAGTCAATTGCGCAGTTCTTATGCATGACGTATGGACATACGTAAAAGCTTAAAGAATGGTATCCATGGAAATTGGAGCCCATCTCGGTATTCATTGCGAATTAACGGAAACAAACAACCAAAGCCAATTTCGGCTGTTTATTAGTTCTAGCGGTGCTGGAAATAGCATCGTGTGAAGAATCCTCAATTGAGGAGTTTGTTCAGCTTAACTGAACACCATCGAGTTTGAAAAGAACCAAAACAAGATGTAAAATGTCCTTTTGGACTTTGTTAGAAAATTGTGGTAGTACCAAATGTTTTTAACTAAGGGTCAAACCCTAGTCGCCGCGCTGACCGGTGCATAATATGTCAGCAACCCTCCTTGGGGGGGCCGTACGCTTCGGCTAGGCAACCCCGCCCCGCAACTTACCATATGTTAATCAATCGATTCTTTAGTTATGGATTTTATCCTGTTCTTAAACTAAGATAGAAACCGGGAGTAATGACCCGTTCGAAATTTGACTCGTCTTGGTTTCGAACCCAAGACTATCTTAAATGAATGACGAAGAAATTAGAAATATGGTATATTTGATTGAATGTTCCACCCATTTGGTGGATCGTTCAATCGTGCGGGTTCAGGAATTTGAAATTACCATGAACTCTCACGAATTGAACGCTTCACTAACATCTGGCGAAGATTTTTCCGCCTTATCCTATAAAATTTATGATGATAATGGAAATTATTATTATCCTTTGTACGATCCATTGTCGGATCTTATATGTGAAAATGAAATACAAAAAGACATAAAAAATATAAAATATGAAAAACCCATAAAAATTAGATTACAGGCGCAAGGGAAAACTTTCAAAGATAATCACAACAAGAAAAATAAAACTTCTAAAATTGAATACGATTGGGAGAGCAATCCATTTGCTGGGAAGTTGGAGCGGAAAGTTACTTTTCTTAAAAATAAGAAAAACAGCGAAAAGGATGTTGAAAAGAACGTCCAAGATTTGCGTAAGCAAGTCGACAAGCTTAAAAAGAAGCTTAGTGATATTAGATCAAAAAATGGTCGAGGACTTAAACCCGAGGGTGATTTCCTTGTTCATGAAAATTGGAGATCTCGTATTATCAAGATCAGGGATTCTATATTTCAGGATTCAAATATCGGTTACAATCCAGAGTTAGAAATTGAACCGGTGCGTTGTCTGGACAATGTCTTTGATGATGTTTTTGATGCATTGCACGGTTCTTTTAGTGACACTTCAAGAGTCGATTTTGCGGCCATTTTCACAAAAGTATCTGGATATTTTCTAGCTATATCTTCTGTAGGGTCGTATGTTGATTTTGTTAAAATATCTTTAGGAGTTTTATCACAGCATGCTTCTGGTGTCCATTTTCAGTATCTTACTGATATGTGGAACCACAAAGTTGAGCCCCAGGGGTTCGATATTTCTGTTCTTCAAAGCTCATTGTCGAGTATTAAAAACACTTTGAGTTCTTTTGAAGATATTCCAGTATACAAGATAATTAGTCAAGTAACTTCTTTATTAATTTTTACTGGAATGAAACCATCCACTTATTTGGTAGAAGACAATTTTTTGAAGTGCATGGTTGAGGAGAGCGAGGAACGGATTAAAAGATCTCCATTTGACGCAGTTTTGACTTTTGTATCACTTAGTGAGACTATTGTTGAAATACTTGACGTTTATCGTTCCGGAGGAGATATAGTACAAATGCTTTTACCCACAACGTTGCATCAAAGAATTGCTGAAGTTAAAGCTAAGAAGCAATCTGTTTTGCAAGGTACGTATAGAGATCTTTTCGGACAGGATCCTAGCATTTATGAGGCTGAAGTTCGCAAATTGACGCGTGAGTTAGCATTTGAATTGCGCCGTCGGGATATTCCTGGTCGGTTGAAGCCCATATATGAGCAGTATTATACTCAGATTATTAAAATTGGGCAAGATCTCGAAGTTATGAATCAAACCTGTCGAGTTAGGGAGGCACCGTGTACCTTGATGATATATGGGCCCTCTAATATAGGAAAGAGTTCTATAACTTCAGACTGTATTGGTTTATTTGGACGCGTCACTGGAGTCGACGTTTCAGATGAGTTTGTGTATGATATGAGTGATCGAGATAAATTCGATTCTAAATATCGACAGGATAAAACTGTCATAACGATAGATGACATGTCCAATATTAAGCCTGACAAAATTCCTCCGAATGAGATGACAGTGGCACGTACTATCGATATAATTAATAATGCTGTTAAGTATAGCGTGCAACCCGAAGCAGAAGACAAAGGGAAAATCCAATTTAAGCCTAAGTTGGTGATAGCCACAACAAATGTAGAGACTTTGAATGCATCTTTTGTATCATGTGAGCCGTATTCCGTTCTTAGAAGATGGCTTTTTATGGAAGTTAGAATCAAGAAAGAGTTTTCGATTGGTGGAGCTGGAAAAGAATTAGATAAAGTTAAGGCTAACGAGTATAATTCTGAAGTTCAGCCTCCATTAAATGAAGGTCGCATATTCATTTGGGTTAAAGAAGGAAATGCTCCTCATCGAGCATATATTAATGGAGATTCTACTTTCAAGTGTGTGTCGCTTTTGTATCCTACTTTGTCTAAATTGTGGCTTGATGAACGTGATTATCAACGCAAGTACGTTGAACGTATGACCATGAAGGATATTGTTAAGTATTGTGACGTATGTCATAATCCTGCCACTCCAGAATGGTGTCATTGTTCCGAATCAAAGCCTAAATACGAGCCACAAAGCTTTTTACGCGATCCTAAGATTCACATTTTGAAAGATTTTATTGAAGATGTTAAGTCTGGGACGTGTAATCATAAATGGTATAAATACGTTAGTAGCGACATAATGCGTAAGAAAATCGATCCATTAGGATACATGACTCAAGGAGAAGTCGATACAGTTACAGAAGTCCGCGTTTGTATAGACTCTGCTTATAAGCAGTGTCTGCGCAATTTTCCCGGTAAGGAGACTTTGATTGACGATATCTATTCCCATAAGTTTGATGATCCGGTGCGCCTTGAGCAGCAATCAGATGTATTGATAAATTACGTATTGTCACACGGCCTGAGACAATTGACGTCTTTTTTCATGTCAATGCCCTCATTGAACTATGGGGAGTATGTGGGAATGAGTCTTTTGCGATTTACAGCTTTGGGTTTTAAGGAATTTTGGACTACAAATTATAGTTTGCTATGTTTGAGATGCTTTGTTGTGTCTGTGCACTGTGGATCTATATGGTTGTCCAGTTCTTTTTGTGGTATTGGTGATCCATATTCCAAGCTGGTTTGTAGCATAATTCATTGGCTCCTGTCGAGCGGTGTATATCTTTTGCCCGACAAGTTTTACTATTATGTTGCGAGGATAGTTTCTTTTATGGCTCTTATATCATTTTTTGAAAGTGTCCTTGGGTTTCACATTGTTGCGTTTGCTGTATCCATATTTCTAGCATTTTTCTACTATGCTGGGATAGTGTCTTTTTCTAAATTAGCTCTGTCCCGTGAGATAAGAAATGCCCGAAGTTTTGGTGATATCCGCTTGTATGATGGGTTGATGGCTGGTGCCGGAATTTTGACGGCTCTTTCGTTAATTCGTACTTGCTGGAAGACTTTTTCGGCTATGAACGCAGAAGGAAATTTGCTTCCGTCTTCACTTGGCGATATTAGGAAACGTCAAGATGAAAAGAATGACTGGTTGAAGCCAGAAGTTGTTCGTCTTGATGCTATCAAAGAGGTTAGATCTATGTCTTTCGAGCAGGTGGCAAATCGTGTGAAAGTTAATCTTGTACGTTTTGTAGTTACTAGTTCTGGCACTCCCCTTGCTAAGGGGGCTGCACAGATAGTAGCAACTAATGTCATTATGATACCGTACCATGTTTGGCGCAAAGTAGAAGGCAAGGATGCATTGCGCATTGATGTCGTCCGGAAACCACAGTGTTTGACAGCGTTGACCAAGGATTCTGTCATTGAACAGCACTATCGAATACCCGATCATGACTTCGTTCTCCTGCGGTTGTCGAAGAGTTTTAGTGTTATATCACTAATCGACTTTTTGCCAGAGCAGCCCGTTTCTGGCGAGATTTGTTCCAAGTTATTGCTCAAGCGTGATGATACGGAATTGGATGTCGACGTTGTCTTTCGCACAGCGGCTAGAGTCTTTAATGGTGAACACACCCAGCGTGGTGGCCACTATTATATGAAGTTGGATTGTCCTACCATGCGTGGTGATTGTATGTCTCCAATTGTTTCAAAGACATCTCCACATTTGATAATTGGATTCCATTGTGGTGGTGATAATTTAATTAATTCAGCAGGCTTTACGTTGTTGCGGTCTGAGCTAAAAGAGGCTTTATTGAAATTGTCATCTATTGAAGTCCAAGGGAGGACTATTGATGTCGATCCCGCTAAGCATCGAGCTATAGTCCACTTTGTAGGCATAGATGATGTTTCACCATTATCTGGAGAGATTATATCTAAGTTTGATCAGCCGATCCATGAACGTAGCTGTGTTAATTTTGTTTCTCCGGCCGATGAAGGAGTTCCTCCGAGCTGTGAAGTTGGTGGATTTGATGCTTCTTTTCGTGTTACGCCGCATTCAGATGTTGTAGTTACGCCCTTGAGTGCTCATTTGGCGGCCTGTGGTTGGCCGCGATTGCATGGGCCTCCAAAATTCAAATCCGATCGGCAGCATGCTACATACTTTCAAATCGGAGTGCGTGGCATGCGGGATGTCGATGAGACTGCTTTAATTGAGGCATCACGGGACTACGTCGCTTCAGTTGTAGGAAAGTGGGATTTGTTAGACTACCCCGACATTCAGATTTTGTCAATTGATGAGACTTTGAATGGTCGGAAAGGATGTCGTTGGATAAAGCAGATGGACGAACATACCTCAGCTGGAGTTGGTCTTCCAGGAAAGAAAGTTGCCTACCTCAAGATAGAATTTGAGGAAGATGGTCGTAAGCATTTTGTGTTGAACCCGGAGTTAGTTCATGAGGTTTATATGCAATTGTCTAAGTTGCGATCAGGGCAGCTGTTGTCCCCGTTAGTCAAGACTGCTCTGAAAGATGAGCCTACTAAGTTGACCAACCCTGAGAAAGTGCGTGTTTTCTCTGTTTTCCCCATGTGTCATTTTCTAGTCGGCAAGATGCTATTTGCTCCAATACTTGCAGCCCTGTATGACATTCCATTGAATTGTGAGATGCTCCAAGGATGTAATGTTACAACTGACGATTGGTCCCAAATTAGAGAACATCTAGTGGGGTTTAATCCAGACATGATTCTTGAAGGCGATTTTTCCAAGTTTGATGTTAATTTGTCGGGTCAAGTTATCCGTACAGTTGGATCAATACTAGCGAGTTTTTCCGACTTTCTCGGATATTCTCGTGAAGAACAATTGGCAGTGTATACGTATGTAGCAGACATTGCTAGCAATCCTTGGATTTATAATGGCACTTTGTTTTGTGTTGACAAGTGGAATCCTTCTGGCAACTACTTAACAATTGCTATTAATGGCATTGCAAATTGTTTGCTTCATCGTTTGGCTTATTTTAAGATAGGTCGTGATGTGCTAGGAATGCGGCCTCCGCGATTTCAGGATGGAGTTCATTTGGGAACTGTTGGAGATGATTCTGGTGGATCGACCAAGTTCGGTTGGTATAATATGGTTAATATTTCTCAGTATTTTGATCAGTTAAATATTTCATATACTGATGGACAAAAAACTGGTAATATACAACCATTCCAGAATTTGGAAGATTTTAGTATTTGTAAACGAAAGTTCTTGTGGAATGAATATGTCCAGCAATACGTCGCGCCCTTAGATATAGATTCTATTGGTAAGATGTTGCATTGCCAGCGCGTTGGAATTATCGATGATGATACATTGGCCAGAGGGAACCTTCTTGTTGCGTTACGAGAATTAGCTCGACATGAAAAGAATGTTTTTGAAGAACGTGTTGAGATCATACGTTTAGCTTTGATCTCTTCGGGAAAAGAGTATTTACTTCCTGAGGTTGAATTGACTTATTCAGCATGGTGGGAGATACTAGCACAAGACTTTCCCGTCGTTGCGCTGGATATAGGTGAGACTGAATCCTGTATTGAAGCTCAGGGGGACATTTTACCAGATGCGAGTGATGTTAGTGCTGGTGGTTTTTTAGAAGATCTTGGAGTCTATCAGTTACGACATCCATTGTCTGGTGAACGTTTATCCGATATTGGAATTGAGCATGTAAACCTCCACATTGAAACTGAGGGAGAATTTGTGTTGTTTTCCGATGGGGAGACCATAGAATTTTATCGTATGTTAACTACTTTGTTTTCGGTTGATATAGCCATTTTGATCGATTCATATGTAGGAGATCTTGGATTCTATGTTCCCATGATTTTAAATTGGACACGTGAGGGATATTTGCAATATCTGAGTTTAGAGAGTGATGTTGTTTTGTTACAACGTTGGCGTCACTACAGCAGAATGTTGCGAAATGGTGGAAATCTTCGAGAGATTTCTTGGGTCGATATTATGGAAGACGACCATTTCGGCAACTTGTTTGTCGAGTCTAGGGCAAGCAAAAGCCCTCAGAAGAAAATTCCTGTAAAGAATAGCCGCCGTCGCTCTGGATACCAGCGTGGAAGAAATGTGAACTCTTCATGCCTAGGCTTAGCGTCTTGCGTAATTGCATTGTCACTTGGGTCGACTAATCCCTTGCCCCTTGTTAGTAATAAAAATTGGATTACAGAAAATAATTATAATATAACAACAACAAAAGAAGAGGTGATGGGAGTGACCTTTTCTTCAAAGAATGCTACACCGTCTTGGTCTAGCACAGCTCCTACTGCCAATGATCCATCTATGGATCAGGGAATGAAGAATGTATCTAATGACACGTTCTTCGAGCGCCCCGTCAAGATTTTTGAACAAACCTGGGTTCCAGGGGCTGCTCCAATTTCTCAGTTGATTAATCCGTGGGCTTTCTTCTTGTTTGATCCTCGGGTCCAGAATCGTATTTGTCATTATAAGTACATTAGGGGTAAGATGAAAGTAACCATCATGATTAATGGTAACCCGTTTTACTACGGACGTATGTTAGTTAGCTATGTTCCCTTGCCTGGCTATGATTATGTGACGGTATGTGACACAACATTATCTTCGCGGATACAAGCGTCGCAACGTCAGCATGTCACTTTGGATCCGACTATGTCGCAAGGTGGAGAGTTAAATCTACCTTTCATATATCCATTGAATGCTGTGACTGTGGCGAACAACGCTTTCGGAGAGTTGGGAGTATTACATGTTACGACCTTAAACACTTTGCGCCATGCCAATGGGGCTTCTGACCCTATTTCAATTGTGTTTTTGGCGTCTATGTATGACGTCGAGCTGATTGGTCCAACTATTACTAAACCACCAGTTATCTTTCCCCAAGGATGTTGTGTCAGTGGAGAAGTGGATGACGATGTCATGTGCGGTGATGTATGTTCAGTTTGTTGTCCTTTGGAGCCCCAAGGAGACGAATATGGTAAAATTTCCGGTCCAGCTCATACGCTGGCGAACTGGTCTGGGTACTTGGCGGACGCTCCATACATTGGAGTGTACGCTAGGGCGACTCAAATAGCTGCTACCGCTATAGGTAACGTTGCTTCCTTGTTTGGATTTTCTCGTCCGAACAGTTTGATCATGACTCCAATGTTACGGCGAACGTGTAATGATTGGAGCTCGACAAATAGGGAAGCTACTGCTCGGACATTGTCTCTTGATTGTAAAAAGGAAATCACAATTGATCCGCGTGTTGTCGGCGCTGAGCCTATAGATCATATGGCTTTGCTTCCGCTTGCCCAGCGCGAAAGTCTTTTAGCTACCTTTACGTGGTTGGAAACCAATCCTACCGGACAATGGTTGTTTCAGGATTATGTGACTCCTTTGCAGGGAGATGCTGTTACTGTTGGGGCTAAAGTTACCATGGCCCCATCTGCGTGGATAGCTCTTCCCTATACATATTGGACTGGTTCCATGGAAATGCGTATACAAGTTGTTGCATCGAAATTTCATCGTGGGCGTTTGCGTGTTTCTTGGGATCCGGTTGGATTCGCGACAAATTTGAATCCTGGTTATAATTTGCCTTTTACGCAGATTATAGATATAGGAGAATCTTGTGATGCGGTCGTGAAAATTGGATGGGGACAAGCTAGAAATTATTTGGACGTGTATGCATATACTGGTGCAGTCGAATTCCCATCATATGCAGTGTTTAATGGCGGTCTTGGACCTCTTCCTGATAACGATTTTCGTTGTAATGGAATGGTTCAAATTTCTGTGATGACTCCGCTCACAAGTGCTAGTGCTTCTACTGATCCTGTTGAGGTGAATGTGTACACTAAATTTTGTGATGATTTTGAGGTAAATGCTCCTAGTTCTGCTTTTACGTCTCGTATCTTGAGCGTTGTTACACAGCCAACACCATTGCCCCTAGGATATAGTCCCCCATCTTTGCTGGCTGGTCCTGTGGTAGACGAAGTAGTTGATCCCGTATTGGAGCCCCAAGGCAATCTCTTTGAGGAAGCCGTATCTTACTTGGAAAATATTCCCGGAGAAGAAGATGCTCACTATTTTCTTGGCTTTAAATGCGATTCGGAAGAGGCTAATCAGGTATATTTTGGAGAATTGTGCACATCTTGGAGGCAGCTTCTGAAACGATATGCTACTTTGTACACGTATCGTTTTACGACGACAAACGATATTCATGCGTTTAAGTTGTCGGCTGTGCCTTTTTCTGGCACTCTAGGGGGTGTTTTGAAAGCTCCTGATAGCTTATACCATGATTACATATCCAAAGCGTATTTGACTGTACGCGGGTCGGGACGATACAGTGTGACTTCTGATTTGTATACGGGGACTGTTGCCCATGCAACTCGGAATTCAGCTATGCAAAATTTTATCGGAGTGAACGGCGTCAATACTGCGCTATCAACGGATTTAACGGCTCGTATGACTGGTTCGTGCATGGAGATTCCAGCAGTTACCGGCTATATTGAGTTTGAAGTCCCAAGTTATTCGAATCTACGGTTTATTCCCGCTCGCAGCATTCAGAGTTATAGTGAGCTAGTGCAGCGTCCTTTTGCCGATTTTTGGTGGAAGTCTACCACTTCGGCCACACTTAGGTTTGCGTGGGCTGCCGGGGAAGACTATTCGTTGACTACGTTTGTATCAACTCCTCCTGTCACAATTAGTGCCCCTCCAGTGTTGATGGCACAAGGAGATATGATAGCTGATACTGACCCTTCTCCGGATGAGAATTGCCCTGGTGAATGCCCACCGGATTTTCAGGTTGGCTTTGCGTGTGAAAAATCTGGAGCTAACCATGTATTTTTTGGTGAACAGTGTTCTTCATGGCGTCAGTTGTTGAAGCGATACGTTTGTATATATCAGTCAGCCTCAACCACGGCCAACGCTATACAGCGGTGGGATTTGCCTGCTGTGCCTTATCAGGGCACATTGGGCACGACTGTAACACGTCCAGGTTATATTTTGCATGACTTCATATCTAAAGCGTACTTGACAGTACGTGGTTCCGGTAGATATTCTGTCACTACGGCTTCACAAAACACCGGTGTGGCCCACGTCTCGAACAACACCCGAGTCAATCAATTTGTCGGTGTGAACGGTGGTGTTGCTGGTTCGCCTGATGACATAGAACCCAAGGTTTCGGGTTCTGCACATGAAACCACGGCAATTTCTGGTTATATAGAATTCGAAGTTCCTTCTTACAGTAACACTCGATTCATTCCAACTAGGAGTTTGGATGCCTTTGGTAATTATGTGCGGCGGCCATTTGCCGCATTTTTCTTCCGTGGAACTTCAGCACATGTGTTGAAGTTTTCATGGTCTGCTGGGGAAGATTACTCCCTAGCTCACTTTATATCAGTGCCTGTGGTCACCATTGGTGTACCATCATAGGTCATAAAGAGGTCTTATGACCCCTCACGTTTATTTTTTATAGATTACCGTGGGGAGGCCCTGCGGTCGATCTCAATTTTTAGAAACGCGAG